GATGATTCTACATATGACTACTGGCGAGTCGATAGTGATGGATCTGGTCAATTTAGAATAGGTCGAGCAGGTACTACCGACTTAACCGTCAATCAGAGTGGTAATTTTGGAATCGGTACAACGTCCGCCGGAGATAAATTGGAAGTTGGAGGTGACATAACACTTGACACCGATAATGCTAATATAAAACTTAAATCGGGTGTTACTGGTACTACTGGAGCACTTTATTATACGTTTAATAGCGACTCAACAATATACGGCAGACTTGATTTACCATATGACACACGGGGAAGTATGGGACTTCGAATGAAGTCTGCTAGTGGTTATCCGATTACAATAGACGCTGGTAATGGTATTCAGTTTGCGGAGGATGGGAATACAAAGGGAGGTTTTAGTAATGTTGGAGACTTCTACGTAGACACCGACACATTGTTCGCAGATGCATCAGCAGATCGTGTTGGTATTAATACTAACTCTCCTTCTTACTCTTTGGATGTAATTGGTAATTCTGAAATTGATAATCAGACAGCTTTGGGATCAACTCAATATGATGAACAGGAAATACTAAGAGTTGCGGGAAGAGCCTCCAATGTATCCACAGTAATTTTTAGTCAGTTCAGAGAGGCGGCTGGTTCGGATTGGACTACCGCTGGAAGTAGAATTCAACAAAAGATTGATTCTACTTATATGGGATATATGCAATTCAATGGTAGTGGAAATCAGCAGGGCATATCTTGGGGAACCGGAGCTGGAAGCACTGGCCCGGAATCCGCAACCCAAAGAATGGTACTGAACTCCAGTGGAAACCTTACAGTTACTGGTGATGTAACAGCCTTTGTTTCGGATGAAAGACTGAAGACTCGTGTTGATACAATAGACAATGCGGTTGAAAAGGTTCGTAGTTTAAATGGATTTATCTACAAGTTTAATGATACCGCAAAGGATCTTGGTTTTGATACCGAGAAACGACAGGTCGGCCTTTCCGCACAGGAGGTTGAGAAGGTGTTACCTGAAGTCATCAAACCTGCTCCAGTTGATAATAAATACAAGACATTGGACTACGCAAAGGTCGTACCGCTTCTTGTTGAAGCAATAAAGGAACAACAGGAACAAATTGAAGATCTTCAGAAAAAATTGGAGGAGATGAGTAAGTAATGGCACTTCCTAGTAGTGGACAGATAAGTTTAAGTGATATTCAAACAGAGTTTGGAGGATCTAATCCAATCTCTATTGATGAGTATATCAACTTCAGAACAAATGGAAGACGAGTAGGAACAGACGTGAGCCTCGCTCTTTCGGATTACTATGATGGAAACAACTCCGCATTGCTCGAAGCTACGATGACAGTTCAAGAAAGTGATTATACAGGAACTGAGTTCGATACGACATTAACTGAGGATGGAAATCCAACAATCACCGATGGCGTCGCGATTGGAACCACCAAACTAAGAGGATTTGATGGTGATAACGATTACTTAGATCCCATAACGGTGTATCCATTTGGTGCGGGAAATTATCCATATGCTACCTATAGTCAAAGCACAGATACGTTTGGGTCTATGACAGATACTACCTTTTCATCTGTTACAATCAAGGCTCTATTTTGGAGTGATCAGTTTAATAAAATTTATTTAATTCATAGTGGAACATCAAATCCAAGTTTCGATTCATTAACAGTAAATGGAAGCGCTTATGTGAATGGTCACGCACAATACAGCACATCTACATCAAGTAGAAATGAAAGTTCTTCTTATCGTATTCATGAATGGGTCGCGAGCAATGATCCCTTTCCAACGACGGGTGCAACTTGTACAATTTATATAACACCATGATTATATTATATTCTAAGAACGCAACCATTTCAAGAGTTCCAAAAACTGGTAGTACCACTTTGGAATCTTCTATTAGATTTTCTCCGGGCTGTTTTGCAGATGGTGATCGATCAACAACAGTCGATGATTCTCGTATACCATCAGTCAATATTGGTGATTATGAAACGATTCAAACTGCTCGAACAGCATTGGTTCATTCAATTAGAGATAAGAGAGACAATAGTCCACAGAATTATACTTCGGAGGAACAATCTCTTATTGATTTTAGAAAAAATCAGAGACAGAATAATTTGTTTAAAAAAATTCCTCTACCACATTCAACATTAAGTGATTTGGTCGATTCGGAATCTTGGGGTGGTTTAAACTATCTCACAACTTCACAACTACAATCATTCAACCACTACGCTTTCATTCGTAATCCTTTGAAAAGAATTATAAGCGGATTTCTTTTTGTTTGGCACGTTCGTAGAAATCATAGAGTTCCGGTTGGAGTTACTGAGTTTCATGATCACATCAATTCAGATAATTTTGGATCAGGATTAGTTTACCGTAAACAAATTGATTATTTTAAACACGAGGGAACACAAATTGTTACTCCAATGCTGTTTGAAAACTATGAAACCGAGATGAACAACCTCATCACAACTCTTGGGGGAACTCCTCTAAGAGAGTATCCAAATTTTAAAGCAAATCTTTCTGATAGATTTATGCTCAAAGATCCAAAACCTTCAGTAGAAAATTGGATTGAGCCTTACTCCGATATAAAGGATAAAATACTTAACCACTATTCCGAAGATGTCACCCTATGGCAGAACACTTCCGGACAAACACTATAAACAATGACATACACATTCGAAATACTACGTATAGTAACAGAAAAAGAAACAGCCGAAAGTGATGAAGTAATTCAACATATTAAATACTTCATACATGGAACCAATGACGCAAGTCCGGCGGGAACCGCTTCCCATCTGGATATTTTGAAGTTGCAAGATTCTTCACCTCAAGTTCTTTGGAGTGATTCTATGAGCGAATCAGACGCCATTGCAATTGTTCGAACAAAGTACGACAACGATGCTGATTTTAGAACAACTGTAAATGATGCCATTGCTGCGTCTATTCTTGCATCTCAACCTATAAAAAGAGTTATGTTATCAGAAGATTTACCTTGGAATTCTTAAAAAATGAACTATACATTTAAAATCAATAAAATTATATCTAAAAAAGATCCTGGCTCGTCAGATGAAATAGTCGAGAGGATTTATTATACAATAATAGGAACTACTGATAGTAGTCCAGAGGAAACTGCATCCTACGATTGGTCAGTAACCTGTCCAGCGGATGGTTTGGTATGCAATAGCGATCTTACGGAAGATCAGGTTATTGTAATTGCTAGACGAAAATTCGACAATGATGCGACATGGAGAACAGAAATCCAGAATGCCATTAATGCAACTATTGTAAAAAAGAGAACGACGAAAAAGAGTTACACACTTGGGAGTTTACCTTGGAATTCTTAGAGGTAAAACATATAAATAGATATCATGGCGATTATAGATAAGAATAGAGATGACAATAATTTTTTCGTAAAATCGTCGAATATTGCCACGACTTCTGTTTATTCGGATTTAAGTTTACAAATGACGGGTTTTACACTTAATCAAAGCTCTACTCATAAAGAGGCCGGCATTGTGAAAGATATCGAAGCAGTTAAACAATCCGTAAAGAATCTTGTTCTTACTAACTTTTTTGAAAGACCCTTCCATCCCGAGATTGGAGGAAACGTAACCGCAAAACTTTTTGAACCCGCTGATAGATTCACCGCAATTGAAATACGTGATGAAATCAAGGAAGTCCTTAAAAATTTTGAACCAAGAGTGAATGGTGTGAATGTGGAAGTGTTTGACAATTTGGATGCAAATGCATTTGTTGTCAACATTGGATTTAATGTTATATACTTGCAAGTAGAAACCGAAGTATCATTTAACTTACAGAGACTGAGATAATATGGCCCAATTTAATACAACTGAACTTGACTTTGATCAGATAAAGACAAACCTCAAGAACCATTTCAAACGAACTGGAAGTGCGTTTAAAGATTGGGATTTCGAGGGATCTGCTCTGAGTTCTCTTCTTGACGTTCTTGCGTACAACACACACTACAATGCGGTCAATGCTCATATGGCGATGAATGAATCCTTTTTGGATTCCGCACAGTTAAGAGCAAATGTTGTTTCTCGGGCAAAACTTTTGGGTTACACACCTACCAGTCGAACCGCATCGGTTGCGACGATCAACATGACTTTCACAAGACAGTCGAACAGCACTGCCGAGGAGTACACAGTTCCAAGAGGAACAAAGTTCACAACGACCATCGATAACGTAACTTATACCTTTCAGACGATTTCAGATACAACGGTTGGATTGAGTGATACGAATAAGTTTGCTTTCACAAACCTGAAAATATTTCAGGGAATTCGACGCACAACTGATTTCGTTGTTGATAACAGTTCTTCTCAAAAATTTCTAATCAATCACGATAATGCAGATACTTCGACATTACAGGTTCAGGTTTTTCCAACACTTACAACTGCGACACCGGATACTTACACAAAATTTACAACCTTTACGGGGGTAGATGATACAAGCAAAATATACTTTTTAACTGAAAACGGTGGAGGATTTTTTGATGTAACATTTGGTAATGGTGTTCTTGGAAAGAGTTTAAGTCCTTTAGATACGGTTCGTTTAGACTATCTTACAACTGCGGGAGCTCCTGCAAATGGTGCAACAAATTTCACATACGCAAGTGGTTCAAATAGTGTCATCACCGGATCTGGAACTCCAGTTCTTGTTGTAAAATCTCAGGGTGGAGAAGAAAGAGAAACACTTTCAAGTATAAAGTACAATGCTCCTTTAACATTTGTTTCACAAAATCGTGCGGTCTCAGCCGAAGACTATAAGACTCTTATCAAACAAAATATCAACAACGTAAAGGATGTTGCGGTTTGGGGTGGACAAGACAACGATGTACCAAACTTCGGTGAGGTCAATATTTCTATTCGTCCTTTGGATTTGACGCAATCAACTCTTACGGACAGCGAGAAATTGACAGTCGAGGCTCTACTTGATGATCGAAAGGTTATAGCAATTAAACCACGATTGAGAGATCCTCTTTACACTTTCCTCTATGCAGAAGTTTTCTTCAAATTCAACTTGACACTTACAAACAAGACAAAGGAGGAACTTAACACAAACGTAAGAAACACGATCACTACTTTTGATTCGGACAATCTGAACAACTTCAACGGTGTATTTCGTTTCTCTACTTTCCTTAAGGCAATTGATCAGACCAACCCAGCGATTCTCAATTCGGTTGCTCGAATATACTCTTACAAAAATCTTACGATCACAGTCACCGGATCTGAAAGTGAAAATGATAATATCGATTTTGCATTTGCTCTTGATGGACAAGTGGATCAAACAGAGTCAATGATATCCTCAACCAGTTGGACTTACCTTGGAGATGACGTACAACTTGGTGACGAAAAGATCGTTGGTGAAACCGAAAGACGAAAAATATTTGTCTTCAAGACAAGAACAAATGGTACACTTGAAAAGATCGTACAAAGTGCCGGATTCCTCTTTCCTGCAACTGGTATTCTTCAGTTGAACAATCTACCTGCATCTGCTACAAGCACAATAAAGGTAAAGGTTCGCCCGGCCGCAGACGATATCGTCGCAAAGAGAAGAGAAGTTCTTGCCTTCGATCTTGGAGAGACACAGGTGAATGGAGATATTGATTCAAGTACAAGTGGAACTGCCGCTCTTCTCTCAGACTACACAACAGTATCTCGTGACGGATAATACGTATGGCTCATACACAAAAAACAGTAGGAGAGATCAGTACCCATAATCGGGAAAAGGAGAGTGTAAACTCTATCTTTCCAATACAACTTCGTGCGGCCGCAGCCACTCTCATCTCGTTTCTTGAAGATTATTACGAGCATCAAAATCAAAAAGATCAACCGACGAATATCATAGATCGTATTGCGCTCGAACATGATATTGACTTTACGGATGACACATACTTAGACGAACTCAAGAAAGAGATCGCAAGAGAGATACCAAACTCAAGTGTTCTCAACAATCGTCAACTCTTTCGAAATATTGTTGAACTCTATAAGGCCAGAGGATCTCAAGATAGTATTCGAATATTCTTTCGTCTTTTCTTTGACGATGAAGTTAATATTGAGTATCCTTCAGAAAAACTTTTTAGAACATCTTATAGTAGACAAAGTTGGACTTCTTATGATAATCGATTGCTCGATAGTGATAGATTTCAAAACTATTCCTATGTAATCAATAGTGGAATCTCATTTGATCGATGGAAACAAGCATATTTCAAACTCATTCATCCTGCTGGTTTGAAACTCTTTCCTGATTTGATCGTTGAGTCCAGAGCTTTAAGAACAGATAGGACAACCGTTCCCTCTTTCACAACTACGGAATCCAACTGGGTACAAGATCTTTATACGGGTTTATCAAATCATACACCAACAAACCAGCCTGGGTGGATAGAAGTAATATAAATAAAAGAATATGCCCGCGATAATTACAGATGATCATCGGAAGAACAATGCAAATGCATTTGTTACAGACGTAAACACTTTAGCACTTGATTCACCTCTTACACAGGCAAGCGGATATTACATCGGTATCGGTAAGAGTGATCCTTGGGATAATGAGACAACTCCACCCACACCAAGCGGAAGTGAACTTGAAAGACAGGATGCGATTCAGAATCTCATCTCAATGAAACTTCTTTCTTCCACCAACATCGAAAGGCTTCTACCCAAGACAAATCAGTCGTGGTCTTCCGGTAAGGTTTGGAAGAGATATGATCGTACTGATCGTACATGTTTCAACATTGTCTATGATGGTAGTACAGTAACCTCTCTCGGATGTTATGCGATAGGATCTGATGGATATCTCTATCTTTGTCTTGACAACAAGGGTGGGGCCAATAGTACAACTGCCCCCCAAAGTTCTTACGACAGCCCCTCCGCAACTGCAAATGGTGAAGTCTCACAAGGAGCCGATGGATATATTTGGGTGAGAATAGGACAAGTTCCTACCGGAAGTGATTTCGCAAACTCTTCGACTTTCTTTGAGATTCCTGTCAACATCACACCACCTGCAAACTCAACACAGGGTTTGCTCTATGGGTTTAAGATCGTTTCGGCTGGAAGTGGATATGCAAATGGAACTCATCCCGCAAAACTTAGATACACACAGATAGATGGTTCAACTGCCACATCAAACTTAAACATTGTTGTTTCGGGTAAAAAGGTAACATCGGTCTTCAGTGGTGATTCTCCGGCAGATGCATTACTTCTTTCGGACTTTGTTGCGTTGGGTGTTGGAAGTAGAAACGGAGTCCTCAAGGCAAGTATTGATTTCACTACCGCTCCAACAACGGATTCACCATATGTTGAAGCAGAGATTCAACCTTTGATCGCTCCTTCGGATGGATTTGGTGCAAACAACCTTGATGTTTTTCCGGCATTCTATCTTGGAGTATCTTCTGATTTTAACGGAACGGATAGTGGAGAAACTCCGGTTGATCTTACATTCCGCCAAGTCTCGATTGTCAAGAGTCCAAAATTTGATTCAGTAAACGACTCTCCTATAGATTACGGAACGATTGATTCACTCTCTCACATCGTGATGAATGGATCTGTTAATTTATCTTCTCTCACACCTGCCAGTGGATGGTATGTACAAAACATAACTACCGGAGAGAAGGCTTGGATTGATTATATAGATCATAGTGGAACACCCGATAAGATCTACTTCCATCAAAACAGTTCAACCACTGTAACACAAGACCTTCTTCCAAATAGTGGAACAATCAAAATATATAATGCAAGTGATGTTCAACAACCGAATGGGTCAACTACTTTTGCATATACTTCAATTGTTGA